TTACTGATCCCGGAAATACATCGTCTACAGCAAATATTATAGTCACAAGCATAGGAGTAGCAACAGTTACGTCTACTGCACATGGATTGTCTGATACTGATATTGTTCAAGTATCTTCAGTCGGTGATTTACCGTCAGGACTTCCAGCCTATACAGATTTATTTGTTAGGGACAAAACGGCTGATACATTTAGGTTAGCGACCAGTTCTGGGGGAACTGCAATGACGTTTGATTTAGGTTCTGGGTCACATACTTGGGTCCACAGAACAGGAGGGTCAATAGCATTTAATAATGCCACACAAACTGCCTCTCCTCCTGTCCAGTTAGCAAATGCACCAGTTTCAAATGTTGCTGTGCTAGTAACACCTGAGAGGCACATCTTAGTTTTAGGTGCAGGAGGCAACCAAAGACGTATCCAGTGGGCACACCAAGAAGGATTAACTGGGACTGCAAACTGGACACCTGCACTAACAAATACAGCAGGGGATTTAGACCTTCAGACTAAGGGTAGGATTGTTGGTGGTTTTAAGACTCGTTATGGCATATTGGTTTTTACAACATCAGATGTATGGAGGACAAACTATCTTGGGCCTCCTTACGTATATGGAGTAGAACGTCTTACGGAAGGGGGTGGTCCAGTAGGAATGAAGTGTATAGCAGGTTCGGCTGATTTCGTGGCATGGATGTCAAGGGGCCGTTTTTGGAGTTACACTGGAGGATATATAAAAGAGTTATCCTGTGATGTTGCAGACTTTGTTTTTAGGGATATAAACCTAGACGTGGAAGGTCTTATAGCAGCAGGGCATAATCCTGAGTTTGGTGAAATTACATGGTTTTATCCAAAAGAAGGAGATGATGTGTGTACCCGGTATGTGACTTATTCTTATAGGGAACAGCACTGGGTTACAGGAGAGCTTGAGAGAACTGCTCTTGAACCGTCAGATGCTCTTGGTTATCCAGTTTGGGCCGGAAGTGATGGGTACCTTTATCGTCACGAAATGGACCCAGATACACAGTCCACACCAATCCCAAGGGACAACACGGTTGTTGCCCCTGCTGACGTTAGTGCTTTGTCTGCTAAAGCTAATAGAGTTGTTGCAAAAGGTGTTAATGCTTCTCTGCACCCTAACGTTGCCACAGAGAGTCATTTGTGCTTTGCAGAAACGGGAGCAGTAGAAATTGCTGGTGGTAACAAAATGATGTCAGTCTCACAAATCATAACGGATACAGATGCTGGGACCAATGGGTTAAGAATGAAAGTTACAGTTGCAGATACTCCCGACAAAGCCGGGATAGAGAAAGGCCCATACACTCTGGAGTCTGATGGATACACAGACACTAGGTTTGTGGGGAGGCAAACATTTCTACGGGTGGAATCACCTTTCGATCAAGAGTGGAGATTTGGTGAAGTTCGTTTTGATGCAGCAGCTTCAGGTTCAAGATGAAAACCCAGAAGCCTTTACCGAATCCTCCGACAGAGTATGAGCCAGAATACATGTATGACTTGTCTTCATTAATAATTGGTGAGGAAGCAGTCACAGTAAAAGTTGATAGGGATAATATTTTTGATACTGGGTCAATAATTCTCAGATCAGCAAACGGAAATTATTTTAAGGTTGTAGTATCAAATGCCGGGGCACTCAGCACTACTGCAGTTACAACGGTAGACAGTAGACCAATTACAAGTACAAATCCATACGTATAAAGGAACTATGAATAAAAATCCATCAAGGAGTTGGCTTCAGGCAAACGGCCCAAAAGACCACATACTAGCACATATAACTCCAGCAGAAGGCAAATATTTGGAGGACAATCTAGGTGCATCAGGGACAGTAAACAGGAAGACTAAGTTAAAACAGTATTTCCTGAGTGGCCTTTTAGGTGGCAGCAAGCCTCCACCTCCTTCAACAACATCAGCAGAACTTGATCCAGCAGTCAAGAAATTCCGGGGGGAAGTTTTTGATAAGGCCGGAGATGTAATGAACCGGGAATACGAAGGATACGAAGGTGACAGAGTGGCTGAAATGTCTGGAGACACTGCTGCTGCTCACGAAGGTGTCCGTGGTATGCAGGGTCAGGGTCAGGAAGCATACGGTGCTGCTGGCAAAGTTGGTCAAGATGCTACAGGATATAATGCAAAGCAAGTCGGTGGTGGAAATTTTTTAGGAGGTCAGGGAGTTGACCAGTACATGAATCCACACACTGCCAACGTAATTCAGGGCATGCAAGGTCAGGCAATGAAGGCAATGCAAACGGGGAGAAACCAGATCGGGGCACAAAGCCAGATGGCAGGTGCTGGCATGGGTTCTCGGAGTGCATTAGAGAAAGGTGCAATGGCAGGTGAGGTTATGTCCAACCTAAATCGTCAGACTGGTGAAATGCTGAACCAGAGTTTCCGAGATGCTTCACAGCAGAAACGTCAGGATATGACGATGGATCAGGATGCACAAAAATACAATCAGCAGGCAGGGATGGAGGAGCAGAGAATAAAGATGGCAGGAGCAGATCAAATGGCTGGGATGGCAGATAGGTCTCGTGGTGCTACCGCACAAGATTCACAGATGCTTTCTCAGGTGGGTGCCGACATTGAGGGTCGGGCACAGAACCAGATGGATGTAGATTACGGAGATTTTGTTGAGGAACGAGATTGGGATAAAAACAACACTATGTTTGCATCAAATGTTTTAGGGGGTGCCCCTTCGGGTACACAAACCACTGCAGCCGGAGGAATGGGAAAAGGCAGTAAACTAGGAGGTGCTATCGGAGCAGGTCTAACAGGATGGGCTTCCACTGGCAACCCTTATATTGGTCTTGCTGCTGGTGGGGCTTCACTACTTAGTTAAAGGTAATTATGATTAGAAGAGGAAACAAGTCACAGGATGGTCTGCTGGCATCTAAACTGTCTGGTGGGAAAAAGGACTTCGATTGGAGTCAATTAAATCCATTAAACTCTAAGTGGTTAGGGGGGGATAGGGGGTCAACTCCTTCTCAAACTTGGCAAAATATAAAAGATGCTTGGGGTTCGGATGAAGATGATTCTCTGGTTAGGCATTATGCCCAAGCAGGAGGAGATGCAGAAGGTCTTGAAGGGATGGCATACGGGGGAAAAGGCCCAACCTATCCTGATGAAAAACTGACAGTTGAAAACAACCCACTTAATCCCCATGAGGTGCCGGAATTTATCTCATCTCAGATGGCAGATCAGAAGTCTTACAGTGATCCCGAATTTGGTGGAATGGAATTAGAGGAGAAAAGGATTGCTGCCGAAAAAGCATTAGCCCAACAGACCCCTTCACTTGCTCCTCCCGAAGCTGGTATGCTGGCAAGTCTATTGGGGCAGGACAAAGACTCAGGACTTGCTTTGGCAGGAGGGGGGATGGCAGAAGTGGGTGACGATCCAAATACACTACAGAACCGATTCCCCTCATTGGATTTAGCAGGGATTTCGGAGCGTGTAAAAGCCGAGGAGGAAGGCCGGGGATTAGCTAAAAGTTACGGAAGAGGACACGATGGGGGAAAGAAAAACATGCACGGAATGTTAGGGTATGGTAGTAAAGAAAAAAAGCCGTGGGAAAGTTTAACCGTACTTGAAGGTGGATCAGCAGCCGAACAAGTTACTGGTTCTCCACATGACGGGACAGCACCAACACCATCATTGTTGGCAGCCCAAACTGGAACAGGAGACCACGTAGGAGTTGACCCAGAAGAGGGTGAGGGTCTAATGGCAAAATTAGGTAACCTAATGTCTAGTGATTCTCCTAAAACCAAACCTCTTTCAAAGAGCAAACAAGCTGGCATCAAGATAGCAACAGATTTACTTACTGGGGGCAACAGGGATGCACCTGTGCTAGCTCCATCATCGGGAGTAAAAATGGGGAGAGCTTCATTCCCCGGCCTGCTAGCTGCTTCAAAAAGACCTGTAACCCAAAGATACACACCTAAAGGATTAGGATAATATGGCAGAATACGACGGGTACCCATTACCCTTATCTGAGAAAAATAAAGGACTGCTAGCAGCAGAACAAGAAGAGGAAGAAACAGGCTTTGACCCAATGAGGGCAGCAGCTTTATCTGCTGGAGCTTCACTGCTGAGAAATTCTGGGTGGAGTCGGAACCCTATGTCTCTGGGTGAGTCTATTGGTCATGCTATCCCACATGGCATGCAAGCATACTAC